CCCTCGAATTTGGCCTCGGCCAGAATCAGAACGTCGTGAACGATTGAGGCGTACTCGCGGGTGTCGTCCCCCGCTTTCGTCTTAGCGTCCTGCTTGTCGAGGAAGAAGGTTCTCAGATCGCCTTCCTCGCCAGCGTCGAGGTTCCAGTGCTTGACGATCTGCGCCTGAATGAGCGTGCCTCTCCCGTACTCCGCGAGCGAGGCCATGAAAGTGTGGACCGCGATTCGCTCCGAGCCTTCTACGCCGACGAGCCTGTCGAATAGTGCCATGCTGACTCCTTAGATGTTGATCGCCGCCTGTGCAGCGATCCGTACATCGGTCACCGCAGCGGAAAGTTGCGCGGTCCAGTTGTTGTTGGCGGTCGTCTGCTTCCAAGGGCAAGAGAAGGCGACCACTGCGCCACCACCCGTTGCTGCGAGGAAGATCGAGAAGCGCACCGTGCCTGCCGTCGCGTCTCGGAAGTCCACTCGGACTGCCGTGCCACTGGTGTTTGAAAGGATGACCGTCGTCAGGTCATTGAAGATGCTTGCGCCACCCGCAGCGATCAGCGTCGTCTCCGCCGTGGTCGTGAGCGTGATGTTGTTCTGCGTGACAAGATCACGGACCTGATACGGCACGACTGCCGCTCGTCCGATCTTGTCTGACCTTGCGGCTACCCTCTGGCCGTCAGCGACGGCGGTCGGGTTCGTTGTCCGCGCATGGAGGCCCATCCCCACGGGAGTTCCCTGATCGGCAACGCCGGGTCCGATGTTGCCGACGATACGCAAGTTGCCAGCCGGATCGGTGGAAATCTGCGTGTAGTCGCCATCGGCCGAAGTGGTTGCGCCCTGAGCGTCGTTCCTCACTCCGAGGGCGAAGACCCCCGTATCGCCACCGACAGACGCCGCATCTTCCGCCTTACCGAGGGCAGTAGCAGCAGTACCGGGAGTGATCGCGCCAGCAATGGTGCTGACTGCAACGGTTCCAGCTACGGTGAACGCATCGACGCCGGTCGCAACGATCTGAGCGCCGCGCGCCGTCGATTGAACCTCGACTCCTTGCCCCGTCGTGACGGTAGGCTGGGTCGTGTTGAACACCCCACCGACCTGAACCGGGTTTCCTGCCTTGGCTGCGCCAGACGCCGCTGCGCCTTGCACCTGTACCCCGGCAGTCGTACCCCTCATGCGGTCCCACGTCGTTCCGTTGAATACCTCGTTCGCGGCACCGGCCAGAGGAGTCGTAGGATTCGCAGTCGCGTCGGCCAAGGCCGCTGCTGCTGGGAGTTCTGTGTCTACGGTCGGCGTGCCGGTGATCGAGACGGAGCCGTCCACCGTGAGGCTGTTCCCGCCGTCTTGGATGTTCACGGCGGAAGCGCCAGCCGCGTTGTTGATCGTCACGTCACCGATATCGACACCCGGTTGCGTCTGCCCCGCAAGGGTTGACGCCCCTGTGGGGAGCGGCAGGGAGGCCGCGCTGATCGGCTGGGCCACGCCTCCGACTACGCCCTCCACCTTGAGGCCACCGCCAGCCGCGAGGGCTGCCGGGAGTTGCGTCGAGTCGACCGTGAGAGAACCACCGTTGTCCTGCACCGCGAGGACGCCAGTCGCGTCGGTGATGATGTCTTGGGTGAGGCCCCCGCCGTCCTTGCCGCCGATGCGAACCGGGTTTCCGGCTACCGCCGCGCCATCCGCCGCCTGTCCCGCTGCCGTCGCGGTGATCGTCCCATCGACGGTGATGGAGTTGCCGCCATCCTGAATGTTGACCGCAGCGGCTCCAGCCGCGTTGTTCACGGTTACGTCACCAATGTCCACTCCGGGTTGGGTCTGCCCCGCGAGAGTCGCTGCGCCTGTGGGCAGGGGCAGAGAAGCCGCTGAGATCGGGATGGCACTCTGGTTCGAGGCCACCACGACCGGAACCGACGCGGCCATCAGCGCCTGTCCGTTGACCGGGATTCGAGTGGTGAAAGTCGCCTCAGCGAGACGAGTGGCGAGTGTGGCTTCGGTGGATGCGCCAGTCGGGAGAGGAAGCGCTGCGGCTGAAATCGCCACTGTTCCAGAAACCGCCACGGTGCCGTCAACCGTAATGGAATTTCCTCCGTCTTGGATATTGACTGCAGCAGCGCCTGCTGCATTATTAACTGTTACATCTCCAATGTCTACTCCAGGCTGAGTTTGTAGGGCAGAAGTTGAAGCACCTGTAGGGAGCGGTAAAGTAGCTACAGTTACTGCAACTGGCTGAGAAATTGTAACTGGGCCGGCACTAGCTTCTAAAGCGTAACTCATACAGTTTTCTCCACATCCTGGTTAAGAAATTAACATGAACAGGTCCCGGGTCTCCCTTGTCGCCCTTTGCCCCCGGCTTCCCAGGTAGACCCTTAATATAGTAAGTAATCATTAGGAGATTAGCGTAAGATAAATTGCGTCATCAGCTGTACCCCAGACTTGGATATCTGCGGTCTTAATGAATTTTTGGTTTACATCAAATGAGATCGCTTCTCCCGGTTCGATGTACCCACCAAAGTCCCCATTTGGATCACTCCAAACAACTGTGCTGACATTATTACTATTCGCCCTAATAGCTATAGAACTAAAGTAATCATCATTGCGATTAGTAAAGATATCACTTAAAGGGATACCAACCACGGGACCAGCAAACGTATAAAATCTTGTTCTTAGTCTTGCAGACATTAAATCCAACAACCGGGCATTCCTACCCCGTTGGCCTCCTTATATTCTTGCTTCCCAGTTTTTGCATTATAGCCTTCATAGGTCTTTTCATTCCAGGCTACGTCATCTCGCTTGACAATTCCGTGCTGCTGCATGAGGGCCTTTTCATGTGCGCGGGAAGTAATCTCTATAGGTTGGCCCGTAATATTCTTGGTGATGAATGGGTAGGTCTTTTCGGTGTAGAGGGAGGGTTTTCCGTGGGCTTCTGGCTTACCTGAGCAGAAGGGCCACATACCTACATGGAGTAGAGTGCCACATTTCTCACACGTAGCAGTTTCCTCACTTACTGTGTCTGAGGAGCTAAAAGGATGTTTAGTTGTAGCTACTAGAATAGTTTCTGCCATTTTAGTTTCCTTGGATAATAGAGGCACAGTCGAAGACTACGGAAGTTATCTCATAAGGTTTTCCTGCTACTCGAACCTTAAGCGTATGATAGCATGCATGTCCAGTAGTACACTCTGCATTAAGCGTAACAGTTAGGGATGTACCAAATAAATTAAGTTCCGGTCCATTATTAGCTGTTACGAATACATCCTGCGGAATCATATTGATTAGGTGGATGAAGAAGGTGAGCTTGGTCTTCTCCCCAGTCATGCATACTTCCGGACTATTGCCGCGCAAGATCTCCACTCTAGGAGTAAGATCTATGTGGCCAATGTTTTTAGAAGTGGCACAAGTTATTAAACTTAGAAGGAGAAAGCTTAGGAAAAGTTTCATTATCTAATGCCAAACTTATGTCCTAGCCAAGTAGCTACTAGTGCAACGGTACTCGGAAGTACAACCCCAGAAACCCACTTAACTACCTGATGTTGATTTTGCAAAACATTCAACTTAGTATTTATCCCCTCCAGAGTTTCATTAGTTTTGGTTCTAAATTCTTTCTCTTCCTCATGCCAATCAAGGATTAGTCTACGATACTCTACCCAGCCATTTTCATTTTCCATAGTAGTCTTTCCTAGAAGGGGTAAAACCGTCCAGCCCCTGAATTGTACAGGTATGCTGCTTTGCCTACATCGAACGCTTCCGTCCATGTAGTCAACTCGTCAATCTTATTTCCGATGGAATTGTCTGGGCCAAAGGCACCACTTATGACGTAGAGATTCGAGAGGGTGTTATCGACTCTAGGCGTCCCGGCAAGAACACTAGAGGTTGAGACAAGTACCCCATTGACAGCTAATCTGACTGTTTTGTCTGTGTCATACCCAATGAAGAGGTGGACGTAGCTGTTAAAGACAAGGCTAGCATTGCTATAGCTTGTAACAACAGAATTATTAGACGTGTCATACCTATAGGCATTGATCCTGTAATCTCCCCCGGAAGTTGGACTACCAATATCAACTGCGTACTCGTACTCGAATGGAGGGAAACGACCACGCGCAAAAACGGTCCCAACGCTTGTGCCTGGGCTAATCCATACGGACCAAGTGCGTCCGGCTGAGGTATCCAAGTTAGTCCGAACGGTTATGTTGCGTAATCCCTGAGTCTGATGGATTGTTGCATGAATAGCGTTACCATCCTTTGCTGTAGCGCTAGACGCTACGTCGTCTGATCCCCAGTCTGTTAGGGTCGTAGTGCCAACCGAATCAGCCTTTGCAATGCCCGCAGCTTCACCTAGCTTCCACGCATGATTTAGGTTTAGCGATAGATCGAAAGTTGGAGCAAAAGTTCCAGGCGCAACTATAGATCTATTAAGCCAGCTCTCTACGCTAGCACCAATTCTCACGCCACTTCCGGGCATTGAACTTAGTCTTTCTCCATATACTCATGCGGCTCTTCAATCTTATCCGGAGGAGTTACCTGAATGGAAACCTCACCCGGCTGATAATGACAAGGCTTGCTCCATAGGATTCCACCAATGTCTTCAGTATCAGACTTGGCATACTTCATCCCAGTATGTCCACCAAACAGTCCGCCCTTATTCTTAAAGACTTCTTCTGTAAATGCCATTTCTTAGACTCCTACTACTTGATCCACGGCGTTCTGCAGACGCCGCTTAGTGAACACATCATAGGGCTCAGCAACTGCGAGGCTCAAGGCCTCTAGCCGTTGTCTGGCACCCACACTCAACTCAACTTCTACCCCACCAATACTTACACTTTGGGTCCTCTTCACATAAGTTAGAAGAGCTTTGCTATCTTCCAGGATCTGGCCGCTAAGTCTCTTAAGCTCCCTAAGCTCGGGGTTTTCCACAATTAGCCTAGGAACTCCGGGCTCCAGGTCCTTATATAGCTCTAGGGTCTCCTCCAGAGCTTTCCTGGGATTTTCCGGATTCCGCCTTGCATACTTCTCATATAACTCATCCGATATCTTTAGTTGAACTAGCATGGCTATTATCTTAGCCCCTTTCGTCAAAAAGGTCAATACTTTCTGCCGCCTTGGCATAGAGGTCATCAACCGTGGTTCCGGGCAGCATATCCGCCCCCATGTCATACATTTGCCTAATAGGCTTCTTACCATCCTTTTGCCGCTCTTTCGCCTCTTGGTGCTTCCTTCTCTCATCGGAGAAGTTCACCGTATCCTCCTCATGCGCCACATAGAGGGCGATGGCTAGGGCCAGGAGTCTATCATCATGGTAGCCGCCAAAAGCTTTAACTTCGACTCTTCCGGAGGGGAGTTGTTGCTTGACAAAGGATCCCATCTCAGCTATCAGTTCGGGGCTATTAATTTGGACTTCCATCTTCGGAATATACTCTAAGAGGGTATTTATAAGAAGAGGGCGTGTGCCGGTGGTAGTCCACCAGCCATACACCGTAGCTGCGACTCCGACGGCAGAATGTGGGCGGCGCCACATGTAAAAATTGTTATATCCCAGTTGCTGCAAGACAAGCTGGGTGGTTGTTCCGGGGCTTCCCGGATTACATTCCACTGCCATGAGCGCATCCAAATCTGCCTGTTTATCTCGAAACACTCTTCCAATGAGAGCCGCGACAACTGCGAGATCTCCTGGGTGCATGTTCCCACACCACTCTGCGACTTGCTCATCTCCGAGTCTCCTGTTACCTACTCTGATCACTTCTATGGCTGCATTGTCCTGATCTAGTCCATGAGAGGCGTCTACAGCTACTACATAATATTTCCCGGGTTTCGGCATCTCCCAGATGACTAAGCGGCCAAAACTCTTCGCGGGATCCTCTGAAGCCATATAGGAGTCCAAGTCCACCTTAATTAGCTTATTTGTTCCTAGATTAACTTCTCCTACAAAGACTGGCTTTTTCACTCGATCCCGCAGCTGGCTCCTAAGAACCAGGGTGAAAGCTGACTTAACCCCGGTTTGGAAAGCCTCCTCCACTGTAGAGGGGTACTCCTGGTAGAACTTCTCTAGTTCTCCTTTTTCTTCCAGATCTCTCCGAGTGAACTGGTAGAAGGCAAGTTGCTCTCGATCAAGAGTCTCTCCAGTCTCTTGCTCCACCCGCTTTGCCATGTCAATGGTATGTGGGAGGAATTCAAATCCTTCACTCCTAATCCGGTTATTTGGCCGGAGATACCATGCAGCAAATACAGCTTTGAAGGAAGTCTTCTTAGCCCAAGCGGCCATGAAATGCTCATAAAACCAGTTCCCCTTAGCTCCTGCCCCTGTGCTTTCCATCAAGATAACCGAGTGATGCTTCCTGCTGGAATTGAAAGCGGGCATCAAATCCTCATCGATGTATCTGGGGAATTCCCAGGTACTAAGCTCTGTGAGATGAGAGACATCTACGTTCATTCCCTGACCTAGGGTTGTCTTCTGATTCCCTGCACCTACCAGCACATCCGAGTCTAGCTCATGGAAGTGCAGGTGGGTGCCCTTAACTCTGCCATCCATTTTCGGGCGGAACCAAGCCGGCATATTGTCATATATCCGGGTTAGGACATGATAAAGGTTAAGGGAGGTGTCGGGGTGGTCACTAGCTATTAGACCTTGGGTATTAGCATTCAGGAAGGCGAGATGGGCCACTAGCGCCTCTCCCAGCACTGTGCCCCCCACCTGTCTACTTTTAAGCAGCGCTACGAGGATCTTGACGGCCCCATAGGCCTCCTGGCGAAACTCCTCCTCCGCCAAAACTTTAAGGACCTTTTCCTGGCTGGGCCAAGGACTTACTGGCTCTAACTTTTTCTGATCTGTTAAGATCTTGCAAAATCTGGTTAGGAAGAACCTAAAGTCAATCTTGCTTAGGAGCTGGCAGGAAAGGATGAAATGCTGCTCATCCGCAGTGAGAGCGGCAACTTGTTGCCCCTCCACATCATATTTATCTCTTAGGCGGAAAGAGAACTCCTGAACCTGGGCATAGGTCCAGTAAGGCAGTTCTATCCCTAGCTGTGCCTCTAGCTTAAGTCTTGAGGCTTCACAGATCTTCGGATGATACATCTATCACTCTAGCTTCTACATCAATAGGTTTAGCTTGCCCATAAAGGACTTCATCCGCGGCCCTGGACATGCGAGCCAAAAGATCCGTGCTGGAGCCAGCATTGACTTGCACCGCCTGATTAACATTTACTGTGGAGCCTGTCTTCTTCGGACCTAGCTCGCTCATATCCAAGATCTTGCTCATCGCAAATTCCTTATGTTCTGAGCTGCTGGTGGCCATACCTGATCCAAGGCATCTAGGGCAAGTCTGGGTTAGATTCTTTCCGCCGGCCTTCCCGGTCACTTGCTTAGCCCCGAAGCAGACTTCACACGTAACTTCCCGGTCGATTGCATGCCTCATGAGATCCCGCATAAGATTCGGCATTTCTTTGTAGATCCCTAGGACAGTCTCCATCTTTTTAAGGGCAAGTGCCCCTTTGGCGTAGGTATCCAGCACGTGGGCTACATCCGCTCCCGCCTCTGCTACAGCCCTAGCTAGGCTGAATTGCGGGTGAGATTCCAGTAGGGCGGCGACTCGTTGAACAGCCTGATTCGCGGTTCCACTAGCCTCCAGCTTCTCGATGATGTCATCTCGCCCGGCGGATAGATCATGTTCCAGCCTTCGTGCGAGCTGGCTAGCGGTGCTCTTTTGCACACCTGAAAGCGCCCTAACGACGATCTGTCCTGCCTTTCCCTTGCGGGATCTGGCCATGACCTTATCCTGGAGTGGAACGGGGAGTTCTTCATCCAATACGCCCCTCCGGCGGAGTTCCTGGTTCAGCGCTTTCCGCGCCTTCAGGCCCAACCCCAAATCCGAAACCGGCGTTGCTTTGCCAGAAGCTAGTAACTTCTGCTGGTTTGCTCCATTCAAGTCCGGTGTCTGGGTCAATGACTCCGATTGGGGCGTGAGCTGGGAGTCCAAGCTGCTTTCTGATTGCATCTTCTTGTTCCATCCTTAAAAGCTTTGCGTCATCTGTGAAGGAGATCTCTCCTTCGGCACCTTCTGTTGTGTCGGTGTAAAGTGTTAGGCCTTTTGCTGCCAGTTCTATCTCTTTAAGGGCGACTAGGCGCTCTAAAGCGAAGCAAAGTCTCTCTTCTATACCTGGGGTTTTGTTCCAGAACGCCATTTACGCCTCCCTTGAATCTTTTAAATGCTAGAAAGGAAAGGGTTTAAAGAAATTGTCTCCGGGAGAAGATCCAAACTCAGTGCCAGCTTTCCCTCTAGCATGGAATATCTTAACTGGATTAGGTTTTAAATGCAAGTCCCTTCACGCCTCCCTTAAATATATTGAGTTTTAGCCCATAAACAGCCCCTTTTTGATTTCCCCCTTTATATAAAGGGTTTTATGCTACTTTTTCCACCCATATATTGGTAAAACAGCTTTAAAACTTTTTAGCCTTTATATAAAGGAGATTCTCACCATTTTTAGCAGTTTTAAAGCTCCCTTAACATA